GTTTTTAAATTAAATTCTTTTGCTAACTCATCAACAACTTCGCCATAAGTAATTTCATTACGTATGTGTTTATCTTTTAACTTTGTAAGTTTTTTAACTGTGTCAGTAAGACCTACTTTTATTGCAGTTTCTGCAGCCTCTTGATCTGTTATACTATCAAAATCATAATTATATCTTTTTATTTCGTCTTTAAATTTTTTACTAAGTGGGACATTCCCAAGAAAATAAGAAGAAACAAAATCGAAAAGTTCAAGTTCATAGTGTAAACCTATATCACCTAAAGTTGGTAGACCATCATCTCGATCTTTTTTAATGTTAGCCCAACGCTCACTTGTTTGTTTACTTGCTATACCACCACCTTGTACAGCATCACTTTGAAATTCGTCAACAACTGCGGCTGATTTATCTCTATGGTTAATATAAGTTACTCTAGCATGACCTAAAACACCACTTTCTCCCCAATGCTCATATGCTCCATCATAAAAACTCTCTTTTTTATTTTTATTTGTTATTAATATTTCTGCATAATCAAAGTCTTCAAAACTAGGTCTTTCTGATATTAAAGATCCATCATTATTTTTTAACCTAATAGCCTTTGTAATTCTTTGCATAGTAAAAAATTTAGGTCTTTTACTTGGATCTCCTACTTCAAATCTAGGATTAGTAAGAACTTCTATTTCTACTTGTGGTGTATTTTCTTTTGCAAGAGATAATAGTTCATCTCTCTTATATACCTTATCATCTTCTAATATATCAAGAAGTCCTGACCAATATAACTCTTGTTTGTTTATATTAGGTGCATTTTTTTCTAAAAACTTTTTAGCTACTTTACCAGATATACCTTTTTTACCAACTCTATTTTCTAACGCAGTAGTTATAGAACTATAAAAATCTCTTGTATAAAATTCTTTATCTTTTCTAAAACTTTCTCTAGCAGCTTCAGGTGAAACTGTCATATATTCTGGATCGCTGTCATAAAAAAAATCTACAACACCAGTTTCAAAAAGTCTTTTGTCTGTACTTTCTTTTGTAAGTGGAGAAACTTCACTTTTAGGTAATGTATCAGTACGTTTTCTTTGTACTGGTGTTATCTGAGATCTATCAAAGTCTGATGTATCTTTTGGTGTTAATCTAATATTACCACCTAATGAACCTACAGCATCAGGATCAACCTCAATACGTTTAGCAAAATCTATTGCTTGTTTTCCTGCACCTGATTTGAGTGCTTGCTTTGCAACAACTGCTGTAGCAGCACCAGCAGGAACTAACTCTAAAGCTGTAAGTGCATCTCCGAATACACTTTCTCTAGCTCTGTTTACTTGCTCATCTGTAGCATCTGCATACGTAACATTGTACAAACGTTTAAGTCGCATATCTAAATCTTCAGTACCAAGTCTTTGTACACTGTCTGCAATATCTTTTACAACACTTTTAGTTGTATCAACAGGACTTGTTACAAATTCTTTTGCACCTTCATATGCACCTACTGCTATATTTTTAAGAAAACCAAGTTCATCTTTATTAAACTCTGTACCAAGTTTTTCACCAAAAGATTCATACTCATTATCTAAACCAACAATATTATCTACTAATAATTCTACATAACCCATACCTTTTTTAGGTTGTGCATTTATTGCATCATTTATACTTTGGTCAGTTACTGTAGATCTTCTTTTAAATTTTAAAGCAGGATCTTCTTTTTGTACATCACCACCTTTAAAGAAACCATCTGCAGTAGGATAATAATCTACACCATATCTACGCAAACCTATGGCAGCTAAAGCTTTACCGATACCTTTTGCATAACTACCCATGTCATACATAAAACTGTTTTCTTCTTTTTCAGGTTCTACATTTTCATATACTTTTTCTGGGTAACCTTTTTCTATTTCTTCCAAATCAAACATTGTGTCTGAACGCCACTCAGCATATGCAGTAGCTTCTGGTTCACTTTCAAATGTTGGTAGCTTTTCTCCAGTAATAAAATCTCTACCTTCGTTGTCCTTTAATTTTTGTTTTACTTCTTCATCAGATAACCTAGAACCGTCCTTATCAATACTAGGAGCAGTAATCCATTCAGTTCCCCAAGGTATAGTCGTAGTTACTTCAGAATAACGAGTACCTTTTTCACCAGTTATATCCCCTGTCTTATCAATCCAAACAGGTCTACCACGAAGTGTAGTATCTTTTGTTTTACTTCTAGGTCTAGGTTTAGGAACTAAACTACTATTCATTATTTACTTTATCCCTTAATCTAGTTAAAGAACGTAAAGCACGTATCTCACCTTGATATCTAAATATTTCTGCAGGATCGTCTAGTTGCTCTATTTGTTTATGTGCAAAGCCAATACGAAAATACATCTCATCTAGCATTGCATCCCACTGTGGTTTATTATTTACCACTAGTTTTAGGTTGCTCACTGTACTGGTGCTCCTTGGTTATTAGCTGCAAATCCTGGCTCTCCAGGTTGTGGTACATTACCAGTACCTATAGTTGCTCCACCTGCCCCAGTTGGATCTTCTGCTTGAGCACCTGCTGGTGCTTGACCTTGTTGTTGTTGAGCTTCAGGTGGTGCAGCTTCAGGATTTTCTTGTCTAAATTGTTTTAATATCTCAGCTTGTATTGCAGCATCAGATAAAGAATTAACAAGTTTATCTGGATCAAGATCCATTGATTTACAAATTTCTCGAATAACATAATCCATTCTAGCAAATGGTGCAAGCACTGGGTTTTGCACAACTTGTAAAAACTGCATTAGTCTTTGGCTACGAACTTCATTTGCCATAAGACTTTCGGTTCCTCTAGATTTAATTTCTAAATCACCTTTAATTTCTGGATCATAATCAAACTGCATATTAAAGCTATAAAAAGCTTTTGCTAATGGGCTTAGTAAATAATCATCCACATTTTTGACAACATTACGTATGCTGCCGTTAGCAGCAGACATAAGCATACTGATTCCAGAAGCAGTACGCCCCACTCCTTGAACTCCTGTTTGACCATGTGCAAAAGATGGGAAACCTGTTGATTCATCTGCTAATACCCTTGCTTTATCGAACATCTGCATGTTCTCGTTAGATACGTTAGGAAACTTTGTTCCAAAAATAGCTTGCCCAGGAGCACCGCCTTGTCTTCTAAATACTTTTCCTGGATATACAGATAGATCTTGACCTGGAGTTAGATTAGTTTCGTCTACCTCTATTAACATATTACCTGACAGTGCAGCATTATCTACTGCCATACGCATAAAACCATTCATAAGAGTTTGCGTATCATCCATATTTTCTGCTAAACCAATACCAAAAAGATTGTAAGGGTTTATTTCATATGGTACTGCATAGTATGGAATAATTGCAGGTGTAAAAGGATTAATAACTAAACGTAAAACTTGATTGTTACAAACCCAAATATTTACACTAACTTCATCTAAATCTTTAAATTCTTTTGGTATATCTACATTATGTTCTTTTATAATGTCAGTGTCTACATTACCCCAAAACTCAAGAACCTCATATCTTTCTGGATTTGTTTCTTGAGCATCATCTTCCATTATTTGTTCCCACCACTCTTTAGTATAGGACTCACCAAGTTTAATTGCATTGTCTATAGAATTGCTTCTAAAAAAAGGTCTGTTTTTTAAATTTCTTATTTGTGACCTAGACATTTTATGTCTTTCAACGACATACTCTGCCTCATCCATATTTGCTGCGTCAGGATCTGGATAAAAATTCCAAATAGATACAGAAGAAGTTTGGGGTATAGTTTTAAATACAGGACTGTACTCACCGTCCTCTGACCAACTAGGGTATTCTTTATCTATTGCAAATGGGCCTTTCATAATACCAGTGCCAAACAATGCAGTTTCAAATGCTGCTACACGTAGTTGCTTATTAGCATTTGATTCTTCTAGTTGGTCATGTATCTTCTTTTCCATTTTCTTAGCTGCAATCATAGCAGGATGTACAGTTATCTGAGTTGCAGTCGTTCCTGGCCCTTCTTTAATTATCTCAGTTACAGGAGATAATTGATCTTCTAATCCAGCAAGTCTTTCTTGTACCTGTTGATAAGTTTCACCTGGAAGTGGTTGCATATCCTCTTTAGTTATACCTGAAGCTTTTTTAAGATTTTCATCTGTTTCAAAATGTACAGACTCTGCAACACCTTCAGGAAGTGTTGTGGGTTCTATTGATATTGGAAACTTATTATTACCAAAGAGAACTTCTACAATCTGCCCATAAGCAGCAAGAACTTTTGTTTTAGTTACTTTAACAAACACCCTAGATTTTTCTGTAGAAGTAAATTGTACATCTGGCCCATACAAACCACGATAGTTACGGTATGCTTTTACCCATCTTTGTTCTTCTGTTTCTCTAGCTGTAGATGCTTTTTTGTATTTATCTTGAATTAAACCAACAATAGTTCCAACAAGAGGATCTGTGTAAGAATCTTCTTTGCTATCTTCTATTGCAGTAGAATCTGCAGAATCCATTGTTTCTTCAAAATCTTCTTCCATTATTGGTTATCCTTTATTGTTTTCCAAGGTCCATTATCAAAATCATATTGTTCTTGACAATTAGGACAACTATTAAATTTATCTGTATTATAATTTATAGAACACTTTGGGCAAGTTACAATCATCTTAATACCCAAAAGTAGTATCGCTTATTTGAAATCCAGAACCTTCTGTAGGTGCAAAATCAAAAAGATTACTACGTGGTCTAGTCATTATACCATATCTCAAAGCATCGTAAAGGTGATCTTCAGCATTTGTATTTACATCTTCTGGATTAGTTTTATCTAATGGTAGTGCAGGTAATTGTGAAATTAAATTTTTACAATTATTAAATATAACTAATCTTGGTTCTTCTGTAAAATCATCTACTTGCAATCTTCTATGTAATTCGTTTTTACCTGCTACACGAGAACCTTTTGATCTGTCAGATGGCCTCCAACGGCAACCTTTAATAATCATTTGTTCTGCTAGGCTAGGTCCAGTATCACCACGTTTATGCCATAAAGAAGAGTCAAGTACCCCGTATCTTATTTTATCACCTTCTTCTGCTGCCAGAACTAAATCTGCTAGATCTGTAGCAGTAACTTTAGATACGTACATTTCTCTATATACGACAAGTTGTTCATCTGGAGTTACAGCAAACCATAGAACACCTGTATGAGAACCATAACCATAATCACATGCTCTAAACTTTACCCAGTTATTTGGTATATCGTAAGGATTTATTACATGTATCTTACGATTAAACTCTGGAAATGCAGCACCTTCGTTTACATCCCAGTTACCTTCTAGTAGTTGTTTTCTTTGATGTTCTGGTAACGAAAGCAAGTTAGCTTCGTACATTCCATCTTCCGCTAGGTATGGGTTATCAAACAAAGTGGCAGGTATAAACCTTCGTTTAAAGAGTGGTTCACCTTCTTTAGTATGACCTTTAGGCCATACGATTGTTTCACCTGTTTCATAGTCTTGTGCCCAAAAACTCTTCTTTGGTACTTCTGGGTCTATAAATGTTTTCTTTACCCACTGGTGGCCTGGACCCCCAGGGTTACTAGTAGCTCTCATATATAAAGGAAGACCACTTGCTTTTGTAGCACGTAGTCTTGATCTCATATAATTCCAAGGATAAGGGCTAGGCCATTGTGTAAGTTCATCAAAACCAATCCAGTTAAAGGCTTGACCCTGATATCGCATAACATCGTCATCTCTATCTAAATAAGACATCCATAGTGTTGCACCAGATGGTGCTACCCAAGTCTTATCCCTTTCCATAAACTTAATACCTGGAACTGCTTTAGGATATAGTTCCTTAGAAATAGAAACAAGTTCTCTTAGTTCCTCTGTACTTCTCCTAACCAACAACATTCTTGCATGTGGGTTATTAAAATATCTTACAGGATCTACAACTAAACTATAGCTTTTACCACCACCTGCAGATCCACCATATAAAACTTCTTGTTCTGTTGACGACAAAAACTCTGTCTGTGGGCCTGGGTTAGGTTTAAAAACAATCTCTTGAGGTGCAGATTCTTCTACCTCATACACCAGAGGCTGTTCTAAGTTCTTTTCCACCGAGTCTTTCTGCTTCAAGCTTCTTCGCTTTTTCGAGGGCTTTTTTGTATTTTTCAGCAAGGTGGCGTTGGTTTGCAGCTTCTCTCTGACGTTTTCGCTCAATGGTAACTCTTTTCATTAATCCTACATGTGATATATATCTACCTGATTGTTCACTTAACCAAGCAGATACATCTCTGTAGCTATATTGTTTTAGATACTTTTTTGCTTCTTCTAACAAATTTAATTCATTTGATATAGGAAGTAATATATCAGGATCATTAGGATCTTGCTCATACCCAAATGGAACATGTCTGCCGACTCTTACAACAGACCTCCATTCAAACTCTTCCCCTTTTTCTGGGGCTGGAAGTTTCCATGTTTTAGTTATTTTATTCATCTTTTGGCGGTAAAATAAAAAGTGGACTTGTGGTAGCTACTTCTACTTTATCAGTAGCTTTAAATCCACCCCGATCTAAAATATCTTTTGCTGCTGCCATTTTTTCTTTATTACCTAAATCAGTAGGGCTTTCCATAATTTGTCTCATAGAAAAAGCAGCTTTAGTTGCAGTAGAAGCAATAAACTTTTTAGTTCTTTCTGCTATCTCTTCCTGTAATGCATTAACAACAGATGAAGTTGCTACATTATCAGAATAGCCAGCCATTCTTTTAGCTGTAGCAAAATCACCATTTGCATCTTCAAACAAAACATTTAAAAATGTTTCTTGTTTTTCTGTGAGGTTACGATTCATTTTCTTTTCCTTACAGTTCCACCTTTTGCGGCTCTAAAGGTTTTGGTTTTTTTTGCAATTTTCTTAGGTTGAGCCACATGCTGCTTACCTGCCTTAGTGCCTTTTCGTTTTGCTCTGGAAGTGGCTGCGTACTCACTAGCACTAAGAGACTTAATAGCCGCAGTAGGTAGGTAACGTTCACCAGTAGCTTTAGAGCCTTGCGTAGATGGTTTACCACTTTTGGTTCTCCATTTTTGTTTTGTCCAAGACTTTAAACTTTTTTGTGATTTAGATAATGCCATCTAGCAACAATCACACTCTGGATTACATTTACGGTTTAGTAAAGCACACCAAAGTCTTTTTAAGTATCTTCTCATTTGTATCCTCCACCTTTTGCTTTATATTGCTTTGCAACCATTTGAGCTTTTCTTGCTGACCATTGTCCAGGTTTTCCACCTTTACTACCAGCTTTTACTCTAGCTACTAGGTTTTTACGCATAGTAGGTTTTGTATAGTTTCCTGCTGCGTTAACTGTGCTTTTCTTCTTCGGCATATATAACTCTCCTTATATCGCCTCTTCCTATACCTATATCGTTTAGATCTTTATCACTCATCATTTGCAGTATTCTAAAGTCTGCACGTCTTTGTTGGGCGATCTCATGCTTTTTCCAAGCGTTTTTAAAAAATTGTTTAATACTCATAACTATCTCCTTTGTATTACCTTTGTTAGGCAGGAGTAGTTTTACATATTTATTTATAACATACTACAGACAATATTGCAATGCCGTTATGCAGTAGGTTGATAGTATTCTTCTCCAGATACTATTATCTGAAAATCAGAACTGCTTTCTTCAAAACCAATTATTTTATCACCTTCAGCTAAAGCAAGAAACGAACCAGCTTCTATTACTTTTTCATTTGTACTTGCTGCCAAACTTACTTCATCTACAATACTATGATAAGTAGTTGTAGCTGCTTCATACCACTGTAAGCTATATTTTTTAGCACCTGTTGCACCATTTGATACATGCAAAAATTTTACCAGTGAAATAAAATTATTAGGGCAAGTGTATATTACGTCACCACTTGCCCCACCTGATGTAGCAGATAAGTCTTTAGCTTTTGAAAAATATTTAGCTGAAGAAAGTATAGCCATTTAGAAACTTATCTTTGCACCCATTGTGATATCACCAAACTCAAAGTCTGCATCTGATGATACTTTAGTGTATGTTGTCATGCCTTTCCACACATACTCAGCTTTCCAATCTACACCAGTAAAGATATCACCATTATTTAGGTCTAATACATCTATAGTTGTTTCAGCAGTAAAAGAAGCCCCTAATGCACCTAAACCAACAGATGGTGTTACATCCATTGTCCAGACTTCTGTTCCTGTAGTGTAAGTAAGTTCTGTTTCAGCACCGACAGATAAACCATAACCTAAGTCCATTGCTGATGCTGATGTGGCTGCAACTGCAACTGCAGATGCTAGTAGTAATTTTTTCATTTATCTTGTCCTTTGTTTAATCATCTTGTCAATTTGAGCTATTTCTCTTGATGCAGCTTTATCATCTTTACCTTTAGCTCTAGCATTAGCTACTTTTGTTCGTAATTTTCTTTGCCTTGCTCTAAGTTCTTTTGTACTCATACCTATATTAGGTTTATTTTGTGGTGACTTTGGATCAAGTAGTCTTGTATTTCTTTCCGTAGTACCATCACCACGACCACCTTTAACATTGTTAAGAGGTCTAGAAGTAACCTTTGGTCTTGGTTTTGGTTTAGGTTTTGGTTTAGGAGCAGACTTTTTAAGATCTTCTGCATATACTGCAGCCATTATTTTACCATTTTTATCTGTGTAATAAAGTGATCCAGCTTTTTTAGCTGCTGCAATACTTTTATATTTATGAGCATTTTTTTGAGCTTGTTTAACTGTTTTACCCATTGCTTTTAGTTGAGCGTTCATATATGAACGAAGTGACATAGCCATTGTTTTATCCTTTACTTATTGTAAGTGTCTTTGGCAGTTCTAATACCAGTATTCATTGTGCCAGAAGATTTAACCATACCACCTACATTATACATAGCTACTCTGCCACCTTTGGCGTATGCTTTCTTTTTCATACCACCTTTAGCATAACCTTTTTTCTTAGTCATACCACCTTTGTTCATATAACCCATTTTGTTACGCACCCCTTCAGGTAATTTGCTTAAACCTGTATTACCTGTAGGTACTGATTTAAGGCCACCCATTGCGTAACCTTTTTTCTTCATGCCACCTTTAGCATAACCTTTTTTCTTCATCATTGATATTCCTTATCCTCACTGTATAAATTGTTAAACACTCGTTGCGTATCCCATACATAGTCTACGTTTTCTTTCGAGTTAAACATATGTTGATTAGGTTTAAAGTCTGGAGCACCTTCTCCAGTTTCAAACCACGCTGGGTGAGTTACTCTCACTCTGTTATTGGGCAACGCAACTATGTTACCAGTGTATTGTCCAGCATCTAACAACTCTAATACATGAGATTGTTTGTGTTGGGCTGGATCATCAGCAACTTCACTATCTGTGTAGTCTACTGTAAAATAATATTTAGCTGGATAAAACTCCCCATCTACTTTCGCTATCCAAGGTGCTGGGGTCGCTCTCTCCAGTTTGTAAACTGCATGATAATGCGACATACAATCCCAAGGCTGCGCCAAGTATGGTGGTAATTGTTGAGGCCATTCGTCTAACGGTGTATCTGCTACAAGTGCTACAAGAGGTAATCTAGCCCACATCGCACCACCATGTATATTGGGGCTATCACTATCATCAGACTCACAACCTGTAAAAATAACTTGAAAGCTAAGAGTCCTGTTTGGCATAGTAGTGACACCAATGACCATGCAATGTAGGAACTCTCCATGATATTCCTCTAAGTTTTTTGTATATTCTCTCCGTACCCACGCTTTAAAGTGAGGAATACTACTTGTTAAGTAAGGCATTTATAGACTTGTTCCTATCTTAAAACAAGCAGGTCTAGCAAAGAAACCTTGTGCTTCCATTATATCTACACCCATATCTACTTCTTCTTTACATGCTTTTTCTGTTGGAAACAAATCATCTTGTTTCGCAAACACAATGCATGACTGAGCATACGGTGTACTACACGCTAGTACTACAGCTAACCACATTACCACTTAACCTTATGTGACCAATACCTAGCACTTAGTTTACTAGGCTTAGAGTCTTGAGCATTATGTCTAGCATAATAACTTTTCTTACGTGCTTTATCTTTTTTAGACTTAGGGTTTTTACCTGCACCCTTTACACCTTGCTGACCAAAACGAATAAACTTATATGTGTCACCTTCTTTTGCCATTACACAATGTGACTTTGTAGGATGACTAGGAGTTCTTTTAGGCTTGTTTACACCTTTCAAACCCTCTTCTTTCATTTTGGTTTTTACACGTTCAGGTATAGACATTATTATACCATCAATTCAAAGTGAGGTCCATCAATAAATGGCCTACGGCCTTGTGATCTACGAAGGTCAATGTATTCATTCATTGCTTCTTCCATTGTACCACCATAGTCTACGATATTACCCACTGACCAAGCTGCACCCCATTTGATAGCGCAACCAACTTCTTTCGCTGCTGCTTTCATTGCATCAGCAATATCATCGTATACATTTAATTCCCATACGACATTAGATCCATCATAAGCTACTACGTCTACTGCATGTGAATATCCTGAGTCTTGTATCAGGTGTTTACTATTCATAGTCTGGGATCTGCCAGATTTAAACAAACGTTCCTGCTCTGCTAAATCTCTTACACCATACGTAACTCCGAAATCTACTTTCGTCAGTTCTATAGCTTTTTTTACTGTCTCCACCATGTCAGGGTGGACACCCTCTAGTTTGTCTAGTGATCTATTTGATAATCTAAATGCCATGTTTATTTCCCGAAAAATTTAGTGGCTGATCTTACAGCGAAGCTACTTGCCACGATTACACCCAAGGTATAGCTATACCACTGGGGCATGGACTCCAATGCAGCGAAGCCATTAGCTACTGCTGCGTTAGCCCATTCAAAAGGTAAAAATGCCAAAATTAATGGGATTGAAAAAAGTAAAACCAGGTACTCGTCTTTCCACGAGTTCTGAGTACCCTGGGCCATTATCTTTTCCCACTCCGCTTCTGACGTAGCGGCTGAAAGCATTATCTGAGCTTCCGCTTCTGCCTTGGCTACCTTCACTTTATTCTGTGCAGCCTTCTCTTCTACCTTACCATTTAACCACGTACCTGCTAATTGTGATACTGGTCCTAGTAATTGTCCTATCATTTTTTATTTCCCATTGCAGTAAAGCCAAAGTATGCGCCAACAAGTGCTGATACTGATACGACATAAATATTAGCTATGTCTGCTATCAACATTGCTGCTGTATCCATGTTAAGTAACGTACAAAGAAAGATACCCATAGGGTATAGTACCATTCCAGATAAAGCAAACCAAGTCATGTTGCGTTGAGCATCACGCTTGGCATCTTCATCTTCCATTTTTCTACGTCTGTCTTCTAGGTAAATCTCACGCTCTTCGGCATCTAGCTTACCGTTCTTATCTAGGTCATACTCTTCTACCATTATTCCCAATCTCTTTTTCTTCTTGGTTCAAATACGTCTTTTCGTTCCAACATACCCTCTAGGTACATTGCACGTTCTACATGATCTAAAGAATATTTTATCCCAGTGTCTTCGTGTATCTTCTTTCGTACATAAAATACATCTGACCTTGGGATATGAACTCTTCTAAGTCTGCCCTCGTCTTCATCTGCAAGAGCTTTATAGAACTCTTCGATTACATTGTCGTGAGAATACATCTTGGGCAAAATAATTATCCTTAGTTATACGTTTTGAAAATTCGATGTCAAGGATTTTATTACCTACGACAGAAAAAAATTTACATATACCTTAAAGAATATAACTATTAATAACC